TTGTTCTTTTTCTTTATCATATACAAACGATTCTCCCTCTGGTAATTCTTCTATTGGTTCTGCTTTGAATTTAGTTCTACCCCAACTATCTGATTTGAACTTATAAAGGATAGTTAAAGGAGTAACTCCTAAGTATACAGCTGCCTGTACTCTTCCTTCATAGTATTCTATTCTACCATCTGAAAATATTATCTTAACAGGTTTTCTTCTTTTAGACCCTCCAGCTACTCTACCTGCCTCATTTAATCCTATCTCCCAGGCATGGTTAATATTATCCTTTCTTGATAACCACTCTAGATTTGTAACATCGTTATTCTGCTTGTCTCCATCGATGTGATTAACCTCCATATATGTAGTTGTATCAGGTTCAGGTAAAAAGTGCTGAGCTACAAGCCTATGTACCTTCTCTAATTTAGGCTTAGCATATCCAGATGAGTAAGTTCCTCTATCGTGAGTACCATCATATATACGAACATGATAATATCCCATTGCATCTTTCTGAGGTTTTAATAATCTACCTTCTTCTGAATGACTATAAGACATTACTTTCCCCTTATCGGAGATTGAATAGTTTGGAAATCCTTTAATTGTTACGAATGTTTCATTTCTGTTTAACATAATCTTCTGTTTTATTTTATTAATGTACGAACTATATTTTATGTATGCAACTACTTTCTATACTAATACATAGCTATAAAAAACCTTTTCTTAAAAAAAACTATAAAAAAAGTTGCTATATCTATTTAATGTTCGTATATTTAAGTATAGGTAATGGGAAAACATTACTATGTATAACCGATGGGCGTTTAAAGACTTAGCGTCCGAAATAAAATTAGGTCTAAAAACTAAATTAAATTATTATGTTATTACAATTATCAAGTAAACAAAAATCTGCAATTGAAGCAGGAAGATTAAAAAGAAATCGTCTAGTAAGAGCAACTAAGCAAGCTGCTAATCAAGTAAACTTAGACGAGAAACCAATTCACTATTACATTTACGGTCCATCTGGTATTGGTAAAACCTTTAACTCTATAAAAGCAGTTGAGGATTCTAATACTACCTACTTTACTGTTTCAGGAAATGTCAGTATGTACAACTTTGCTATTAAGTTAGGTATTATTGCTTTCCAGAATTTAAACAAAAAATGTGTAGTTATTATCGATGACTGTGATGAAATATTAAAAGATGCTAAAAGTATTAACCAGATGAAAGAACTATTAGCAGAGAATAAGCTCACTTATGATAAACGCTTTCATCTTAATCAATTAGGAGAAGAAGATAGTATTCCTTACCAAGCTATAGAATACTGGATGAATGGTAATGGAGTTGGTTTTACTGTAGACACTTCTAATATTACTTTTATTATTACTTCAAATATTAGATTACCTTACGATTCTACAGCAGATGAAATTACAGAAAAAAACGGAGGTTTGGATACAGCTAAATCTATTAGAGCTCGTCACCTTGCTGCTATTAGAGGCAGATGTGAGGTAAAGGATTTAGATATGACAATGGAAGAAAAATGGGGTAATTTAGCTTCTGTTTGTTTAGAAGACAATGCCTGTAAGGATTGTGAAACTGATCAAGAGAAGATTTTTATCTTAAATTATATTTGGAATAATTGGGATAATATGAAAGAGACTTCTATTCGTACTGCTGAGAAAATGGCACGTACTCTTAAATTAGAAGGCAGTAACAATATTACTGATGCTTTTGATGCTGATTATTTAAAATAATATGGAACAGAATAACTTACAAAACTTATTGGACTCTTTAGATGAGGGTCCTTTAGGTAGACCTCAATGGCAAATTGATCAATCGGTTAGGCAACTTGGAGTAAAAATGCCCCACCTGCATACTAAGAAGGTAAGGAAACAAGCAAGCAAATCCTCTACAGGTCAAAAAAGACCTAATACATCATTAGCTATGTTAGGAGTTCCTAAGAGTGAACAAGCAAAGCAGAATATGAGGAAACCAAAAAGTGGAGGGAGTGCAAAAGGAACTCGTAAACCGCATAAATTTGTACCAGTAGATAAATTTAGTTTAGATGGTAACTATATTGAAACTTACCCCAGTATTATAGATGCAGTAAATAATAATAATGTTAGTAGACCTAATATAACAGGAGCATTAGCGGGAAGACAGAATACAGCCGGTGGATTTATTTGGAAATATTCAAAGTAGTATGGAACATAATGACTTACAAAACTTATTGGACTCTCTAGATGAGGGTCCTTTAGGTACAAAAAAAGACTGGCAGTGGGAGAGAAGTATACAAACAATAGGTAATACTAATCGTACTAAAAACGATAAGACTCCTGTCTATATAGATGTAATATCAGGACGTATTAACACCAGCCGTCTTCTAAAAAAAGAATTAAATATACCTACTACAAATAGTATAAAAGCACTAGCTAATAAACAAAGACTTTATATAGCAGATCCTGATACAGGTTTATTAAGTGCAGCTAGATTTCCTACTACAGAAGGTATGTTCCTTATGTTATATGCTGATTATAAAAAGTATGTAAAAAAACACGGTAAAGAACCAATGCCCACATTTGAGTATCCTTTTTTTAAGGAAGTTAATTCTGGTTTTATAGGTAATGCAGTTATGATGAGAGAGAAATGGCCTAATTGGACTCATTACCACGTAGATATTAAATACGAGAAAGGTAGAACTAAGTATGAGAATAACGCATTTAGGGATTATAATTTTACCAGAGTAAGCACTAAATTAAAAAATAAATCTTTTTTATATCCGGAAAAAGAATATTTTGAGCTTATGAAAAAAGAAACCCTTACATCTCTATAAGGGCTTCGACACCTGCCTTCGGTAGCGTCCGAGGGAATTATCTTAAAATTAAGTTGGCAAACTAAGAATTAGTTCTTATATTATAATATACGTTGTTACGGACGGTTATTTAAAAGGAGAGTTTTTGTAACGATTTTATTCTCCGAGTTTTATTTTTTTTTGATTTCATTAGTTTAGGGTCCTTTTTATTCTGTTGTGGGAGGGCCCTTTTCTATTTTATGAATCTGTCCTTTAAGTGTCTATATAAGTCTTTACCTGCTAAACCAAATAGACCTCCGACCAAACCTAATACGGCTGCCATAAAGATGTCCATAAAGTTAGCTGCTGCAAATACTGTAAATATGTATCCTGATATGAAAGAGATTTTAGAGTCCAAGCAAAAGTTCATTTTCAAGTTTAATTTTGTACTAACCTATCGGCAAAGAAGCCTTCTATACTAAACCCAGTTACCTTACCGGCTTTAACCATTTCCCATATAACAGAATCTTCTATTTTAAACATTCCCATCCAAGTCCCAACTGGTAGATCTAAACCGTATGCTTTTGACTTGTCATGTTCTTCATCAGTTATAATCCAATTCTCCAACATATAGCTTTTTATAGGACTATCTGGGTCATGTTCAAGATTCATTCTATCAAGAATCTTATTCTTCATCATTTTATTGGCAAGATCAACTACCGTCTCTCTACTAAAATAAGTATAGTAAGGTTCGTTATTCTCGTCTACTCTAAAGATTAACTTGTCCGGAATCATTAATGGACCTACTACTATCTGATGATCTTGGTCAGCAGCAAACTTATATTCTTTTTGTTTAGTAAATGAAACGTTTTCTACTCTCTTTCTATTCTCATCCATTAATAAAGCAGCTACTTCTAATGCAGAAGGACTGTCTTGTCTCTGATAAACGTATACTTTATTCCATCTATGACGACATCCAAAAGATCCTTTATACTCAAATATGTCATAGTATCCGAACTCTTCTGAATTAGCTCCAGTGATTGTAAGTCTACTAATATCCTCTTGTCTAAATAACATATTAAGACCTAATACTCTTTTACAGAATGATCTATTTTTACTGTCTTTAGGACCTGAATATTGGTATAATATTTTATAGCTTCCGTTAATATCTGAAGTAGGACTATCTGGATTAGCAGATGATTTGGTAGGTAAGGCAAATGCTTGCTTAT